ACGAGCTCAATTACTATCACTGTTGAATTTGTAGATGGAGGGAGCACTATAACGCACCTTGTTAAGGATGCTATTGTGCCCGTTGGCTCTTCTCTCGTGGTTGCTGGTGGCGACCAAAAGATTGTTATGAACGCGACAGACATTCTGAAAGTATATGCTTCTCAGGATAATTCCTGTGATGCAGTATTAAGTGTTCTGGAGATTACATAATGCCATTAAGCACAATATCAAAGTCTATTTTGCCTACTGGTTCTGTGTTGCAGGTTAAATCAGTTAGTGACAATACTGAGTATGATATAACTAGCACAACTGGACAGGACATTGGACTATCTATAACCATAACTCCAACAAGTGCAACATCTGAGTTTTTACTTACAGGGTCTATTGGTATAAGTGGAGCTAGTGGTAATTATTGTGGTATAAAACTTTTTAGAGACAGCACAGAGATAGGTGGTGGCTCTGGAAAGACTTATAATGGTTACAAAATATGGTATCCGAGCGCACCTACAAATTTAGATAATAGGACTGTAGCTAGTTTAGCTATAAACTTTTTAGATGACCCTGACACAGCAAGCTCTATTACATACAAAGTACAAGCATGGGTTTCAGCTAGCACAGGCGGCATTAATCATAGAAATAGCTCTGATGATACAAATATGACATCACAGTTTACAGTCATGGAAATTGCAGGATAATGAGCTATATAGGTTCTCCCCCAGCACAATCACCAGCCGTACCTACCAGCCAAAGCTTCAACGGTGACGGCTCTACAACTGTGTTTACGTTAAACAAGTCTGTAGATGTTAGTGAAGAGCTAGAGGTGTTTGTAAATAACGTCCAACAGGAACCCGGCTCTGGAAAAGCTTACACGGCTAGCGGCACAGCGCTGACTTTTTCTTCTGCTCCTTCTTCTGGAACAGGAAACGTATACGTAATTTATCGCGGGTATGCCGAGCGCACTGTTAGAATTGAACTGGATAATACTCCTACAATAACTGCAAACACTCTTAACGTAGGGACAATTAAAGACAATAGCGGCACGAATAATGCCTTGGCAATTGATAGCAGTGGTAACGTAGCTTTATCCCAAGTAGGTACAGGCACATTTTATAGGACTGGTACATTTACCCCTGAATATTCATCAACTGCGGCAACAGACCCTACGGCAGGGATTTTAAGTGGTACTTATACAATTCAAATAGGCCGATATATTAGAATAGGTGATTTAGTTCATATTGACATTACAATAGCTAGCCCCAGCACTATCACTTATACAAATGGTGGAGCAACAGGTCAAAACGCAACTATAGTTGGACTCCCTTTTACTGTAAAAAATCTAACAGATTATAACTCAGCTATTTCGGTGGGTTATTTTACTGCTTGGAATTCTTGGACGTCTGGTTACACCCCTATGGGTTATGGTGGTTATAATACCAAAACAATTAACTTAGTTTATGCACACACTGGTAGTGTTCTTAATATTGGAACAAGTAATATATTTGGCACTACCAATATAGCAACAATCATTTTTAGCATGACTTATGAAACAGATGATGCATAAGAGATAATTATGTCAACATTATATGTAGATACAATAAATGAGAAGACCGTAAATAACGGGGTGTATATTCCAGACCATGTATTACAGGTGGTTCAGGGCACTGTTGGCTCAACTACTTCAGGCGTTACAGCCAGCGGAGCTAATAGTTTCACTGACAGTGGGCTACAAGCGAACATTACACCTTCAAGCGCTTCTTCAAAAATTTTGATAAAATATGAAATTTTTTTAGGCAATAGTGCTTCTGGTTATCAGTCAAAATCAAGAATTGTGAGAGACTCTACTCCTATTGGAGTGGGAACTCAAGAAGGCACTAGAGGCGTTGCTTCAGCTGTTGCAAAATCTTACTCTAATTATGCTTCTAATGGGCAATACCATACTTTTCAGCAAGGCATATGTTTTTTAGACGAGCCTGCTACTACAAGCCAGATTACATATAAAATACAAGTTGCCGCATACAGCGCTCTAACTTGGTATTTAAACAGGGCCCAGACTTTTCAAGATGGCGGGGCAGGGGGCTATGATGCAATACCGTTGTCTGTTATTACATTAATGGAGATAGGTGCATGACCAGTATATTAAAAGTCACCGAAATCCAAGACCCGACAAACAGCAACACCGCTTTGTCTATTGACACTAGTGGTATAGTTAGTCAAAGCAACCCTGTTATCATGTCAGGGCAAATAGGCACACAAGCAACTAGCCCATCCGCTGCACAAACCTTAAAGTTTAATGAATTTTTTGTAAATAAAGGGGGGATTACCCACGACACATCAAATGGTAAATTTACTGTTCCTGTAGCGGGTGTTTATCATATTACACTTACTGGTTTTAAAAATACAGGTGCAACGGGTACTAGAGTGTTAATAGGGCATAACGAGCTCACGCCTACTGCAACAAGCCACAAAGGTCATAGCTATTCTGATAATTCTGGTTATTCAATGCTTCCTTTGTCCTCAATAATTGAGTGCGCGGCAAGTGACTTTATTGTTTTTTATTTATTGCAAGGAACACTGTATAATTTAAGCACGGATAAATTTAATCAGTTTACAATAGCTAAGATAGCGTAGATTAAAATGGCATATATAGGAATTGACCCAAACGTAGGTGACATAACCTTCCAGACCTTTACTGGAGATGGAAGCACTACAGATTTTACACTAGCTCAATCGGTTGCTGGGGGAGAGGCAATTCTTGTCACTGTTGGTAACGTGGTTCAGGAGCCGGGTGCCGCTGCTTCTTATGTTGCATATGCAACTACGCTGCAATTTGATGTTGCCCCCGCTACTGGCGATGTGATAACTGTTCGCTATTTTGGTCGGGCTATTGACCAGCCTCTGTCTTATGGAATGCAGCTATTTAAGTATGTAGCGACTGCCAGCCAGACGGTGTTTACTGGCGCAGACAATAACGGTGCTGTCTTGGCGTTTTCTGGTAATGATATAGATATCTATTTAAACGGGGTGCATCTTGATAGAACAGACTATACCCCGACTAATGGCGATACAATTACTTTAGCGACAGGCGCGTCTTTAAACGATGAATTAGTCATCAGAGCCTTTCGCGCATTTTCAGTAACTGATACAGTGAGCAAAGCCTCTGGAGGAGCGTTTGCTGCTGAGATTACTGCGCCGCAGTTTCAGACCACCAACACTACCGTTGATACAGCGGTGTTTCGCACAAATGGGCAGACAGTAGATGAGGACACGACTATTGCATCAACTAAAAATGCTTTGGCTATTGGCCCGTTAACTATTGATTCCTCAACCACAATTACGGTTGATGGCAATCTAACAATACTATGAGGCAGGCATGGCTTCGATATTAAATGTAGACCAGATTAATAACGCCGCAGGAACAACTGCTCTAAAGATTGATAGCGATGGAGTGGTGTACAACCCGCAAAAGCCTTTTGTTTCTGTCGAGTTTGACGGAACTCTTTCATATCTATCCCATGCCGCTGGTGATGCTCTAAAGTTTAGCGCAGTATACAGCGGAGATGCAACTTTATACAACACTACAACCTATAAGTTTACCTGTCCTGTAGACGGAATTTATTTAGCTACCTATCAACTTCTTATTGCATCCGCAACGGATTGGGGGATTTCTTTGTACAAAAATAGCACTCGAATCAACATTGGTTTCGAATCAGGTAGGGGTAATGGAAACACAGATGTAGTTTCGTGTTCTGCGGGGGATGAACTATATTGGGTAAGCTATAGCGCATTAGCTTACTATCAGGGCACAGGGGATTCTAGGTATTCTTGGGGAAGTTACGCTTTAATAGGTTAAGAAAATGGCATCAGTATCAGACGCAATTACAGCATTAAATCCAGACCTTAGTTGGGTGCTTCGCGGGGAGCCAACCAATGCCGTTGAGTTCAACAATATGTTTTTTGCTATCGTTGGTGCAGATGAGCACGGCTCTTCCATTGAGTCCAGAGAGGTTAGCGATTGGCAAGGGATTACATGGAACGCGGTTGAAGAAAAATTAGAGGAGATTAGAGCGGCAGAGCCGTTAAAGCTACTGCGCGAAGAGCGTAATCGCCGCATTACTGAAACAGACTGGTGGGCTTCAGCAGATTTAACCATGACCGCAGAGCAAATTGCTTATCGTCAGGCGCTGCGGGATATTACAGACAGCTATACGTCCCTTGATGATGTTGTCTGGCCTATAAAGCCGCAGGAGTAGTCTATGAGTAACGCCCGTATACTTGCCGACCTGATGGGAACAAGCACTACCGTTCCTTCTTCAAAGCTGTCTCTGGCGGCGACTGACTTGCCTAGTGGCACTGTGTTGCAGGTTGTGCAAGGTGAGCTAGGTTCTACGGTAACTAAAGCTCCAGCTATCGGAAACGTACTTGATTCAGGGCTGGAGGCAACCATCACACCATCTAGTACAAGTTCTAAAATATTGGTTCAATATTCAATATATCTTGGGCAAATTGTTAGTTATAATGCTTGGACACGAATACTTAGGGGTTCAACAGAAATTGGAAACGCAACGGCAGAAGGAACACATAGGCCTGTTGGAAATGCTTGTGTGACGACATTTGGAAATTCGGCTGATGATGGGTATTCAATAATGTACGCTGGTAACTCTTTTTTAGATGAAACAATTAGCACAACTTCTGCGACTACATATAAAATACAAATTGGGTCTTATGCTGGTGGCAATGTATATGTAAATCGCTCTAATAATTTCGAAGACAATGCAAATGGATATGACACTATTCCCTTATCCACAATAACCTTAACAGAAATCTCAGGCTAATGTTCGGTGAACTTGCATTATCTGAAAGAGCTATAGCGGCGCATGGTATTATTGTGTTCGGCGCGTCTACGGCTGATGCAAACTTTCAAGCAGTAAACACCGCTACGTTGGTAGCGGACGGCGCGGCAGAGATGTCCGCTATTGCGATTAAGCTAAATGTTGGCGTTAATGTTCTGGTTGGCCTAATTGAGGCTTCTGCAAACTTTACTCTAAGTTCTGAGCTAACACGGTTCGCAACAGGCATATCAGCTCAAGTAATAAGCACCACACAAAGCACAACGGCAAACAATGTTTTCTCTGGTGTGTCAGAGCAGGACTTTAATTTCACGCAATCTACAGCCGCTGCCATACTGATAAGCGGCGTTTCGCAGATAGATTTTGACACAATCCAATCCGCTTTAGCTAACGCTATTCTTGCAGGCGTATCTGAACAAAGCTTTGAGTTTATACAATCTGCTCTAGGCTCTATATTGGTAGACGGCGCTAGTGAGTTAAGTTTCTCCTTTATAGCTAACATAGCTTCAAGCGCCATACTTATTTCTGGCGAAACAGAGATTGTATCTTTATTTGTACAAAGCACGTTTGGTGAGTTATTATGGGTAAAAATTGACCCGAACTCAGGAATTATTGAGTCCTGGACGCCAATTGTTCATACTGGCGATACATGGGTTGCCATGACACATAGCGGCGATACATGGGTTCCAATTACTCATAGCGGCGATTCATGGACAGAAATCAATGCAGATGTTAATATAGAGTCATGGACAAATAAGGTGGTTTAAATGGCTAGTACATATACAGCTAATTCTGGTATCGAATTAATAACTCAAGGCGAGCAGTCAGGCACTTGGGGTTCGACAACTAACAATAATTTCAACATCATTGACCGCAGTATTAACCAGCATTTAAACATAGACTTATCTATCTATGGCGGCGCTACTTACACATTAACCACAACGGATGGCGCTCTTTCAGAGGGTCAGTACTCCTTGCTGTCTTTAGAGGGTTCCCCTTCAAGCGCTGCAACAATAGACATTGACCCAGACGGTCAGCAGAAAATATTTTTTGTTACAAACAGCTCTGGTCAAACAGTGACCTTCCAACAAGGAAATGGAACAGGTGGCACAAGTAGTGTGGCGGACAGCGAATCTGCTATAGTATATAGTGATGGAGCAGGACTTGGTGCTCAAGTGTTTAAAATAGGTTTTTCAACTTTACCTACTTTAAGTGTATCAGGTGCAGCTACTTTATCAGGCGCAACCACCATATCAGGCGCAACCACCATATCAGGTGCTCTTACTGCGTCAGGCGACATCACCATAGACGGATATCACCCAACAGGAACCTCTAATATCGCTTGGGGTGCAACCGCTTTAGACGCCATAATCTCTGGGGCAGAATATAATATCGCTTTAGGCTCTGGTTCCTTAACTGACCTGACTGATGGCGATTACAACATAGCTCTTGGCTACAACTCTGGTCAGAACCTAACAACTGGTACTGACAACATAGTTATGGGCAGAGCGGCTGGCGAAGATATAACAACTGGCGCTGACAACATAATCATGGGGCAAAACAGCGCTTTAAATATAGCAACGGACTCAACAAGCAATATTTCTTTTGGAAAGAATGCTTTGTCTGACGCAACGAACGCTGTTGATTATTGCGTTGCCGTAGGCGAACAAGCCCTAAAGAAAAACGAGGCCGATAATAATATTGGGATAGGTTATAAAGCGAACTTCTGCTACGGAGGTAGCACTTCTAGCTATCAGCACAATATTGGAATTGGTGTTCAAAGTTTTGGCGGCGTATCCACCACCCTAAGTTCTGTAGTAAGCCAATCTGGAAATATCGCCATTGGCTACCAGGCTTTTGGTAAAATATATCAGGGTGATGATAACATTGCGATTGGCTACCAAGCTGGTCTTGGGGGAACGCAAGGGTTAAATGGCAACAATAATGTCTTTGTTGGTCGTAGGTCTGGCTATTCTATAGAAAACTTTTCCAGTAACAACACAGCGGTTGGCGCAGGGGCTTTAGAGGATGTAACTACTGGTGACAACAATGTTTGTATTGGCTACCAAGCTGGCACAAGCTCTTCACCATCAGGCTCACTGACAACAGACACTAATACTGTTTGTATAGGTAATAGCAGTATAACAGATGCCCATATTCAAGTGGCATGGACTGTTGCTTCAGACATTAGAGACAAAACAAATGTTGGTGAAGTTTCGCTTGGTTTGGAATTTTTGTCTCAAGTAAACCCCATATCTTATCAGTTTAAGGAATCAAGAGATTCTGATGAGGCTGTAGGTAAAGTTATTTATGGATACAGCGCACAAGACATTTTGGCGGCTGAAGGCAGTGAATCAGTTATTGTTGATGCGTCTGACTCAGAGCATTTGAAAATGACAAACGACAATCTAATACCTGTTTTGCATAATGCCATATTAGAATTAAAAGCTGAAAATGACGCATTAAAAGCTCGCTTAGATGCTGCTGGCCTTTAACTTTTAGGGGTGATTTTACATGCCATTAGCAAAGTTACAGTTTAAGCCAGGAATAAACAGAGATGTAACCCCCTACTCCAATGAGGGTGGCTGGAGAGATTGTGACAAAGTTAGATTCCGCTTTGGGTTTCCTGAGAAAATAGGTGGCTGGGAAAAATATACGAACAACACTTATTTAGGCTCCGCTCGCGCACTCCATAACTGGATAGCCCTAGATGGGTCTAACTACTTAGGAATAGGAACACACTTAAAATATTACATAGAAGAGGGAACCGCTTTAAGCGACATTACGCCCATTCGTTCAACCACTGCCGCAGGGGATGTGACCTTTTCGGCAACAACTGGCTCAACTACAGTCACAGTTTTAGATACTCTTCATGGTGCAAATCAATTTGATTTTGTTACATTTTCTGGCTCTACTAGTCTTGGCGGTGACATTACCGATACCGTGCTAGACCAAGAATACCAAATACAAAGAGTAATTGACGCTAACACTTATGAAATCACAACCTCTGTTGCCGCTACCGCATCTGACACTGGCTCTGGTGGCCCAAACACAGTTGGAACATACCAAATAAATGTTGGCCTCGATACAACAGTTGGAGGCACTGGATGGGGTGCTGGTTTGTGGGGTGGTAGAACAAATAGCGTTTTGCAAACAACCCTAAATGAAGGCGCTCCATTAAGTGATACTGATACAGACATTACTGTTACTAGCGCCAGCGGTATTTCGGCAAGTGATGTAATTTTAATAAACAGTGAACTTGTACTTGTTGGAGCGGTTTCTTCAAACACCTTGACAGGGTGCACAAGAGGATATTCAGGAACAGCAGCGGATACTCATGCTGATGGTAGCGATGTTTATCTAGCTGTCGGTAATGCCAATTCAGATGATGACTTTACTGGATGGGGTGACGCGGCAGCTGGTGGTGTGTCTGTAACAAGCCAAATAAGATTATGGTCACATGATAACTTTGGGGAAAATTTGTTAATCAATCCAAGAGATGACCAAATTTACTATTGGGATAAATCTGACACTTTGTCTCAGAGGGCTATACCACTAAACACCGAAACAGGAACAAAAAGAAGCATACCGACCAAATGCAAACAAATAATTGTTTCTGACAGAGATAGACATATTATTGCATTTGGAGCTGACGGCATTGGCGCCTTATCCAGTGATGTAGACGGTGACGGTGTGCAAGACCCCCTTTTGATTAGATTTTCTAGTCAAGAGGATTTTTTAGATTGGTGGCCTGAATCAACAAACACGGCTGGTGATTTGCGTCTTGGTTCAGGTTCCACTTTTGTATCTGCAATAGAAACAAAAAGAGAAATACTTGTTTGGACTGACGCCTCATTAAGCTCTTTAAGATTTATAGGCGCACCATATACATTTGGGTTAACAGAATTAGCTACAAACATAACGATAATGGGGCCTAATTCTGTAATTGCGACAGAAGATTTTGTGTTCTGGATGGGTATAGACACTTTCTATATTTACGCTGGTCAAACCCAAACCTTGCCGTGCTTGGTAAAATCTAAAGTTTTTTCTGACTTTAACCTAGACCAAAGAGACAAGGTTTCTGGTGCGGTTAATTCAGAGTTTGGTGAAGTTACATGGTTCTACCCATCAGCAAACTCTAGCGACAATGACAGATATGTAACCTATAACTTTGTTGAAAAGGTTTGGACTTTTGGCTCGCTATCCAGAACAGCGTGGCTCGATAGAGGAACTCGCCTATATCCCATAGCTGTTAATGGCGGATATATATACAACCATGAAATAGGTTGCGATGATGATGGCAGCGCTATGGATGCGTTTATTGAGTCATCCCCAATGGATATGGGCGATGGTGATAAGTTTACCTATATTAGAAGAATTTTGCCTGACCTTACTTTTAACGGCTCCACTGGAGCAAGCCCACAGGCAACCTTTACGTTAAAAGCAAAGAATTATCCGGGCGCCAACTTTGGTAATACAGACACTGGCTCCGCCACAAGAACAGCAACTAGCCCTGTAGAACAATTCACAAATCAATTAGATTTAAGGGTTAGAGGACGTTCTTTTGCAATTCGTGTAGAATCTAGCGCTTTAGGCTCTAGTTGGAAATTAGGAACGCCTAGAGTTGACATGAGGCAGGATGGAAGAAGATAATGGTTTTTGAGCGTAAAAAAGCCCCAGCGCCTCCCAGATTTCCAGAGGCTCCAGCGGAATATAACGCACAGTTTATGTCTGATTTTACTAGGGCGGTAGAAGTCGCTTTTGCTCAATTGAGAAATCCTGGTGACGCAAGACATTCTACCATTTTCGTATCTGCTGACGATTCTGACAGTAGTGCAACAACGCAATCTCCAGACTTGTCACCTGGTCAATTGCAAGCATCCACAATGACTTTAACAGATTTACCCACATCCTCTGCTGGACTTAACACGGGAGATTTGTATAATGATAGTGGTACAGTAAAGGTAGCGCCATAATGAGTTTTTTAAAAGATTTAGCAAAAGCCGCACTTCCAGCTATTGCAGGGTCCTTTTTGGGGCCAGCTGCTGGTGGATTATTTGGTAGTGCAGGAATTACAAGCCCATTCTTGCAGAGAGCGTTGACCTCTGGATTGGGAAGCGTGCTTATGGGCGGAAAGCCTAAAGATGCCATACTGAGCGGGATTATGGGCGGTCTTGGCGGCGAGTTTATGGATAGACGCGGCGCGGCGGCGGCAATGCAAGGTGCTGGTGCATATGATGCAGGGCCAATGCAATTACTAGCGGAGTCCAGAAAAACAGGCATCAAGCCCGGTGATTTAGCTAGAATAGCGTCTCAAAGACCTGGCGGAGCTGGTCTTGGTGTGTTTGCTGGCTCTGCTCCAAATAGAGAGGCAAAAACCTTATCTGGTGACTTGTTGAAGTCTCTTGGCTTTGCTGGAGAAGATGAAGGTAATCTGTTATTCAAAATAATGAATAGCAAGCTTGGAGAAGGATTGGCCGCAGGGTTAGCGGCTCAACTGCTCGCTGGTGATGATGATGAAGCGCCAGTAGAAGACAAGGGCAGTAGAGCATTTGGCGCTGGTGGACCAGGTGGAAAGATTGGCGGCATAAAGTACGAGGATGGTGGCGTAGCCTACTTCCCACGCCGCAATGGTGGCATAGACCCGTCTGAAGGTACAGGCACAAAAGATGATGTTCCTGCTATGTTAACGGCTGGTGAGTTTGTAATGACCCGTGACGCAGTTAAGGGCGCTGGCAACGGCAGCTTAAACAAAGGCATCCAAAACATGTATAGCATGATGGATAATTTTGAGAGGATGGCGTAATGGCAACCCAGACCGTAGAACAGGTACAAAGGCTCACCCCCTATCTTGAGGGGCTAGAGAAGAGGCTCTTACAATCAGCGTTTGGTGAATTTGATGCCGCTGGCAATCAGACAACGCCCGGTTTGTTAGATACGCCATTAGGGTTGCCAACTTATGATGTTGCTAAATTAGACCCTCTGCAACTTGCTGCCGCACAACAGGCTCAACAACAGTTTGGTGTGTATCAGCCATATGTTCAGACAGCAGGGCAAATGGCGACTTCTGGCATTGCTAAAGGTCTTCAAATGCTTGACCCAAGCGTGGGCATTCAAGCTTACATGGACCCGTATGAGTCAGAGGTTATTGATGAGATAAACCGTCAGGCCGCTATGGGGCAAAGAAAGCTTGCTGGGCAACAGGTTCAGCAGGGGGCGTATGGAGGAAGTCGCGGCGCGATTCAAGCGGCAGAGCAAGAAGGGCGTAGGCTTGGAGAAATTGGCAAGTATCTTTCTTCTGGATTCAAAGATGCTGTTACAGCTTCACAAAGAGCCGCTCAGTTATATGGCGGTTTAGGACAGGCAACTGGTACAATTGGTGATTTGGGCAGATTGCAGTCTGAGCTTGGAAGAGCAGATATTGGTATGCTGTCTCAGCTTGGTCAGGTTGGGCAGGCTCAAACACAGGCAGAGCTTGATGCACAAAGACAAAATTTAATGCAACAAATCACAGAGCCTTATCAAAGAATACAGATTGGCAGTGGACTTGTAAAAGGAACACCATCTGGAGATTTGTCATCAACATTCAAAAGCTTTACAGAGCCTTCTGCAAATCCATTCTTGCAGGGTGTTGGGGCGTACACCGCTCTTCAAGGCTCTGGTATGACATCCGCATAAGGAGCTTCTTATGGCTGTTTCTGGAGTAAAAGGCACTGGTATAGGTCAAGTAACTATGCCGAGTCGTGAAGATGTAGAGCAAATGATTCGCGGCAATCGAGAGGGTATTGGCGATATTGCGTCTTCTTATCTTCAGGGATTATTTTCAGGAACTGGCGAAAGAGCAAACAGATTTCTCCCTGTTCCTGATTTTGCCCCTGAACCTCAAACTAGAATTGGTCAATTACTTGACGTTCTTGGAATTGCGGAGAGCGCTGGCAAAGGTGGTAGAATTGTAAGTGGATTGCCAGTTGCTGTTGGTGGCACTATAGCAGAATCGCTTGGCCTTCCCTCCGAAGCTGGATTTGAGTCATCCATGCCAAATCTTATCAATGAAGAGATGGCAAGAATACAATCTGAAATTTCACCTTTTCAAGAAGAAATACGCAGACAAAAATCCGCCGCGCAAGCAGGCGTGCCTACAACTCCTGGTTTGGGTACATTTACAACGGCTGGCGGCGAAGAGGTTCGTCCTGGCGCATTGATGGCATTGGCTGATGAATTAGGTGCTATGGGGCCAGACGGCGCTCCTACAGATGAAGGTGGAAAACCTGTATTAGACAGAAGTTCAGAAATGGACATTTCGTCTGAGCTAGGCGCAATGGGGCCAGACGGATTCACTGGCGCTGAAGAGACTTCCAAGAAAGAAACTGGTGGCTACGATGAGGTTCCTACAAAGGGCAAGGAATCTACCAATGTTGCGGAGACAGGGTTTAGCTCTGGGATGAAAGCTTATCTTGATGCTCTTACTGGTGCAGATACTGGCGTTAAAGACCTTGATGAATACAAAAAAGAATTTGCTGAAGCGACAGGAATAAACATTAGTGGCAAGCCTGACAAATCTTCAGCTTTAATGGCTTTTGGTTTGGCTCTTATGCAAAATAAGGCAGGCAAGGGTTTTAATGTTGGTCGCATGTTAAGTTCTCTTGGTGAGGCTGGTGAAAAAGCTATGCCCGCATTTGAGAAGGCAAAAGCCGCAGCAAAAGCCGAACAATTGGCTGCTGGTAAGTATGCCCTTAATGCCAGAGGGGCGGCGCTTACTAAAGCGGCTTCTGCTCGTCAAGCCATTGCTGATAGAATTGCCGCACTATCTGATAAAGCCTATGACCGTGATACTCAGATGCAAGTTCAAAAATTAAAGGGCGACCAAGAAATTACAAAACAAGAATTGATAGAACAATCATCCCTTTTAAAAGCGGAAGTTGAAGCTCAAGCCAAAGCTGGTGAACTTAGTGAACCAAAAAAGATAAATTTAGGCGGTTCTGGTGATGAGGCTTTTGATATTCAAGTACAGCAACGAGGTAAGAGTGGAGAGTTTAAAATCATAGCCCCACAAGCCGCTATGAGTAGAATTGATAAAAAGATTCAAAGCGCTGACGCTGGTCTTAAAACTGTTAACAAGATGCAAGACCTGTCTTCTGGTGGGCAGACTGTTGGTTATCAAGGCATTTACACAAGAATGTCAGATGCGTTCAAAGGTCTGTTTTCAATTCCTGCCGTTGAAGAAGGTTCTAATGTCGAGCAATACAGAGCGGCAGTTGGAAAAATGCTTGTTCGTTACAGGAAGCTGTTGACGGGTGGTGAAGCTGGTAACGCTATCTCTGACAGAGATGTAGCTATCATTAGGCAAAATTTAGGACTGCCAGAAGGAGCGACAGAAGTAGCGTTTACTTCAGCGGCACAGGTTGGTGAATATTTATCTAGCCTTGAAGAACTGTTTACAGATAGAAAAGCTCTTTTTGTTGGTCAAAAAGGCGCCCTTGTTGAATTTGGACAATCCAGTGGATACTACTCAGAAGAAGCAAAAGATGATGATTATTCTGATGATTATATGGGCTATGTTCCACAAGTTGTTGGTGGTAAACTAAGGCTAACTCTTCCTAAGTAAAGGGGTATAATATGCCTTTTGTTGATGTTGAAGCTCCTGATGGGCAGCTAATCGAATTTGAAATTGTTGGTGAAAAACCTACATCACAAGAAATGCGTTCAATCAAGAATGTTATGGACAATCTTGACAAATATAATGTTCAAAAAAAACCAGACGAACAAAAGTTCGATACTGAGTCAGGGATTAAAGACGCAACGCTTCGTGCCGTTCTTTCTGGCGCAGAGAATAATGCAGAAGAAGAGGCTATTCTTGGCAAGGCGGGATTTGGCGCTGAAGATTACACCCGTGATGCGAGAGGCAGATTAGCCTTAACGCCTTCAGGTGCGTCAAAGCTGGGCGTGCAGTCAGACAAAAACATTCTTATAGATGAAGAGGGTTTTTCCCGTTACGACCTGGCTGACTTAGCAGGCATTGCGCCAGAACTCACTTTGGGTATAGCTGGCGCGGTAGGCGGTCAGGCCGCTATTCCTATTCCAGTTGTTGGCGCCGCTATCGGGGCGGCTGGGGGAGCCGCATCTGGTGCAGCATTAGAAGAGGCCATTGAAGGTTTAGCTGGCGTTTCCAAGCAGTCTGCTGGTGAAATAGCCAAAGATATAGTTACAGAAGGTTTGATAGCAGGAGCGGCGGAAACCGTTTTTGGCGTTCCTCTTCTTGCGTTTAAAACCCTTACTAGAGCAACGCCAGGAGCCGTCAAGGAAGGCGGGGAAGAACTTGTTCGCGCTGGTGAAGCAATGGAGCTAGGTTTCCAGCCTAGTCTTGGTCAAGTAGGCGCCTCTCCAATACCATCAAGACTACAAAAAATGTCTGAAAATGTTATTGGAACTTCTAGGCGCATGGAAAACAACCAGAGAGTTATGGGCGAGCTTGTTTCAAAGTATCGCTCAATGATATCTCAGTCTATGGATGAAGCTGGTGTTCTGGGAAGAAAGCTGTTGGATACAGCAAGCGCTGAATCTCAAGCGCTTAAAAACGCAGAACGAGAAGCTAACAAAGCTGTTCTTAGGTCTTTGAAAGACTCATCTGACTTAGCTGGCATTTCGGCAACAAAGAACTCTTTGCTTGACCAAGAGGTTTTGGGGCTTATTGAAAACTCAGCTAAAAGCTTTCTTGACCAAAGCGGAGCGGCTTACACAGCAATTGATGATGTTCTTGAAGCCTCGATTGGTAAAAGTAGTATTATACCAACAGACCCTATAAAGATATTAGCTAACTCTTTGAAAGACCAATATGGAGCAGGCTCTGTCATAGGGGAGTCACCTGTCAGAGATGTAGCCTTGCGTTTAGCTAGAGATATGGACGCTATGGGCGACACTGCTTCCTTCAGGTCTATCTATGACAGTATAGGCAACATAACTAAAGAAATGGGTGAGTCTCAAGCCGCTTCAAGCTCAAAAGTTATGAATCTTCTAACAGATGTTCGTAATACGCTAGACAATATGCTGTCTGTTAATGCAATAGAAAACCTGGCTCCAGCTACAATACAGCGTCTTGGTGATGATGGTATGCGCTCTTTGAAGGAGGCATCTAAGCAAGTAAGGGCAGCTAGAGATTTCTGGAAGTCTGGCCTCGATGATTTTGAAAAGATTGAAAACGCAATAGGAATAAAAAATATTGTTCGCCGCGTTAAAAACAATCAGCCGATTGAAGTTACAGAAGGTCTTGCCAGCAGGCTTATAAAAAACAACAAGCCACAAGCTCTAAAAGATTTAAAGTTTGCTGTTGGCGATGAGTATAACACCATACGCTCAAAGCTTTCCTCTCAGTTTATTTTTGACACTATGGAAAAATCTGGCCTGAACTCTTTAGACCCGACAAACTTTAGGGGCGCCTCATTTAAGAAAACAATAGATGATTTGGGCGACACGGCAGACGAGCTATTTGGCGCTGATGTTGATGCTGTTAGAAGTCTGGCTAATCGCTTTGGTGCCATCGGCAACGGTTTGAAGATTGAACAGAAAATTATAGATGATGCAATCGCCGCTGGCTTTGAAGAAACAGGCACAGTTGTTGGGGCTATGAGAAACGCTTTAAGAGCTGGTGAAGAAGCTATGATAGCGAAGCGTAGCGGCATTTTAGAAAAAATGGCTTCTGGAAAAATGACAGTGGATGAGGCCGCTGAAGTAATGGCCTCGCCATCAACTAATGCGGCTGAGTTTAGCCGTATATTTAACAGCCTAGATGATTCTGGAAAAGATACTGTTCGTTCATACTATATGCAGAACATACTAGAAGATGTTGGCGCTACAATTAATTCAGACCGAATGAAGCAGTTTGGAAACAGAATTATTGAGTCCAACAAAAATGGTAGACTTGCTCAATTGTATGGCGAGGAAACCTCAAAAGAAATGATGAAGCTGGCTAGAGCAATGAAGTATTTGGCAGAAGATTCCAACGCTGGTAATCTTGTCGCGCAAGGTATTATGGCGAACTTCATTAAGAACATTCCTACAATATTAAGGTTTGGCGCTTTGACCAGAGTGTTTACAGGTCAGGGGAGCCTTGAGGCTGTTAATAATGCATACAAAGCTTCTCGCGGCCTTCCAATAGAGCAGCGTGCAAGTATAGTTGCAAATGTGTTTAAGGGGCTTCTATCGCCAGTTCCACAGACAGCGGCTCAACTCACACAAGAAGGTGCAAGAGAAGCCGAAAGACAAGCAACATCTTTGATAAAAAACAAAATGCAAGAATATGACGTTAGCTTGCCAGACACGAACACTTTACAGCAGCTTATTGCAGAGCCGAACAAAAGTTCGTCTTTGTCTGCTGTAAGTCCAGTTGCGCCAGGAGCCGAACAATTCTACGGAATACCGCAACAGGCTTCTCAACCAAGTATTCGTCAACAAGCCGCTACCAATCCTGGCATAGCGCAGGCTTTGGGAATTCGCGGCGCAACCGCAGGATTGCTAAATAGATGAAATCAACAACAATAGACCAGCTGCGTCAGGAGCTTGCCTCCGATGAGGGCTGTAAGTACGAGATATATTTAGACCATTTAAATTTGCCGACCTTTGGAATTGGTCACTTGATTAAAAAGGACGACCCTGAGTACGGTAAGCCTGTCGGCACTGTCATTGAACAAGAGCGAGTGGATAATGTGTTCAAGCTGGACATTGCAGTAACGCTAGAAGATTGTCATCGACTTTATCCAGATTGGAACGACTTGCCAGAAGAGTGTCAACTTATCATTGCGAACATGATGTTTAATTTAGGATATCCGCGCCTGTCTAAATTTGTTGGAATGAAGGCTGGTGTGGATGCACGGGATTGGAACGAAGCAGCCGACCAGATGGTAGATTCCAAGTGGTATACGCAAGTCCCGAACCGCGCACGGCGTTTAGTAACGCGCATGAGAGCATTAGCAGATGATTCCGAAAATTAGTGCAACCACAGGCCCCGCGCCAATAAAAAAACACTGCCGCCGTTGCCCACGTTGTAGTGAGCCACTAAAGACAGTGTATGTGCATGGTCATACGCAGTGCGTTAATTGTGACTGCATTATAGATGATTGCTGCCAAGGCGAAACCTGTCAGGCCGCGCCGTCAGCATCATAATCACACCGCCAGCTTTTAGCCTCATAAGGAAACCTATAGTCGCTAAAAATTTCAAGGCTCATCTTTGACATTTCAACCGTACGCGCCTTGCATTCCGATAACAACATATACGGCCCCCAATTGTCTCTTAAATCAAAACAATGATTGCCGTAGCCACTACCAACAACAGCGCATACAACAATAACTGCTGTATACATAACTATTCCAATTCTACCAAAATTTCCAATTCATTATGTCTTGGGGTTAGCATCTCCAGCTTGCATACAGAGCAAACCATAAAATCCTCTTCAAGACCGTCAGACTTAAAGTCCATTTCGCTTTCACACTTTGGGCACTGTCCATATGATATGAACCTTGCCATATTTCCGTCACCTTCTTGTATCATGGGATATCTCCCCAAAAAGTTGCCAAGTATTAATATTTAGGTCATACTAAATCTATATTGTCAAGAAATAAATTTCACACTTCCAACGGGGGGAAGATGTTAAATTCTTTCGAGGCTGGCAAGCTAGGCGAACATATATGTATGGTTCGCTTGATGAAGCTTGGCTACTCTTGTCAAATAGTCAACCTAGATACGGTTGATATAATTATTAATTGGCAAGATGTTTTTCTGCGCGTTCAAGTTAAATCTAGCATTTTAAAAGGCAGAGGCGGAGCACAAGCCTCGCATATGGGCTATCAGTTCGCCACATCTCATAGCGGCAAGAAAAAGCCACTAACAAAAAAACAATGCGATATAATAGCCTTTGTTGCGGTAGAGCCAGAGCGTGTTTTGTTTAAACCAGTAGAGTGCCTAAAAGGTCAGGTTACAAAACGCATATCGCCTGCAAAATTTATTAAAGATGATTTGGAGCAGCGGTCTTTGCAAAATTGCTTAGACCGCATTTTTTTGTCCAACTGAGCCAATGCCCATAGTATCGTATTCTTTGCCGACTACTGATTTGTATTCTTGGTTAACCATTCTTGTTATTTGCTGGCGAATATTTCTATCTTCAGCATCACAAATCTTGCGTAATTTATTGTAGGTGCTAATGTCTATACCTACACTTTTCCATTTAGATGTGTCCGCCATATCAACCTCCGAGGGAACCATATAATGCCATATAATAAGAGATTCTACCAGAAAAACAAGTTCGGCGCAAAAAAGACAGAGTTCATGGGAATGAAGTTTGACAGCAAGTGGGAAGCCGAAAGATATGGTCAGTTGTGGAAGATGCAAGAGAATAACGAGATAAAAGACTTAGATAGACAGGTGCGCTTTAACATTGTTATTGATGGGCAAAAAATCTGCGCCTACATAGCTGACTACACCTACTACAAGCCAAATAAAGACGGTGCAGATGAATTTATTGTAGAAGATGCCAAGGGCGTAGAAACCGATGTTTTCCGCCTAAAAAAGAAACTAATGCTGGCAGTAAATGGCATTGATATAAAAATTTCTAAAAAATAATACTTGCAATGCAGAAAAAGATTTCCTAGATTGTGTTTAACGATACACAACTAAGGAGGTCATAATGACTGATATGTTATCAGTGTCTTCCTCATCATTGTCTGAACTTGATATCTTTAAGCAAGAGCTTGAGAAGACAATTTTGGAAGCACAAGAAAAGGTTAAGCTCATTAAGAGCGAAATCGAATCAAGGTATCTTGAAAGGGCACAAGATAAGCTCCGCCAAGAAGGGAAAGACTTTGGCAGCGTCACTGTTAACGATGGTGAATACAGGGTCAAGGTTAATATCCGCAAGCGTGTAGAATGGGAGCCTGGTATGCTCATCAAAGTGCTTAACAGCATGGATGAAGATACTGCGCGTCATTACGCACAAGTCAAATACACTGTCCCCGAAGCTAAATTCAATGCAGCACCGCCAGAGATTAAAGCCGCTCTGAGCGAGGCTCGTACTGTATTCTTGCAAGGCGTTAGTGTTGATTTAGAGAGGGATGATAATGCTTAATATCATTACAGCCGAGCAAAGGCTCAAAGAAAAGAAAGGCCACAAGATGGTTGTTTGTGGTCAATCAGGTGTGGGCAAGACTTCTCTTGCCCGTACCCTAGACCCATCCAAGACATTGTTTATGGACTTGGAAGCGGGGGATGCGGCTATCGAAGGCGTAGCCATTGACGTTATCCGTCCGCGAACTTGGCAAGAGTGCCGCGACTTCGCAGTATTCTTAGGCGGTCCAAACCCATCATTGGGTGAAGAAGCCACATATAGTCAGGCACATTACGAATATGTTTGTCAGACATATGGCGACCCAACAGAGACATTATCTAAGTATGATACTATCTTTGTTGACTCTATTACCGTGGCTGGACGCTTGTGTTTTACACATTGTCAGAACCAACCTGAGTGCAAATCAGAACGTACTGGCAAGCTAGACACTCGTTCAGCATACGGTATGCAAGGCAGGGAGATGATGGGGTGGCTATCTCACCTTCAGCATATCCGTGACAAGAATGTTATCTTTGTGGGCATTCTTGACGAGAAGGTTGATGATTACGGGCGGCAGACCTATGAGCTTCAGATTGAAGGCTCAAAGACAGGCCGTGAATTGCCCGGAATTGTCGATGAAGTTATTACGATGGCAATCATGCCTGATGATAACGGAACGCCTTATCGAGCCTTTGTTTGTCAGACTCTGAACCAGTGGGGATACCCTGCCAAGGACAGGTCTGGTAGACTAGACCTTTTAGAAGAGCCGCACCTAGGCAAGCTTCTAGAAAAAATGTCAGGCGGGAAGCCACAGGCTGAACGTCAGATGAATTTTGTAAATCCTAATGAAGTTAAAGTAGAGGACGAAACCAATGCTTAATCTAAATGAAGTACCCGTATCAAGCGGAAGCAACGAACCATTAACACTCATTCCAGATGGGACTATTGCGCGTGGCGTTTTAATGTTCCAAGGCGGCGACCAAATGATGCCAGAGTTTTCACAGAGCGCGATGTTCTTTAAAAAGTCTGCACATACTAGCGCCGTGTGGATGCCAATCGAAATGACTATTGTTGGCGGTCAGTATGACAAGCGCAAAGTATGGCAGAATATCTTTATTCATGGCGATGCTATTGACGAAGCTACTGGCGTGTCAAAAGCGCGGATGATTGGTTTGGATACCATTAGAAAAATCCTTAACAGTGGTCACAATCTGGACGCAAATGACATGTCTCCAGAAGCGCAAGCAAAGCGTCAAATCAATGGCGTTGAAGAATTACAAGGCTTAGAAGTTTGCTTTGTAATCGGCATTGAAAAGAGCAATGACCCACAATATGCAGACAAGAACAGAATCAAAACTTTCTTGTCACCAGATAGTGGGGACTTCATTGCGCCAAATGGCTCTGGAGGCGCGTCAGCTGCCCCAGCATTGTCTCCTATGCCGCCACAGGTACAACAAGCTATGAACGCACAGATGCCAGCACAACAGGCTCAGAGCGGCGTTACACCAGCTTGGGCACAGAAATAGTCGGTACTGTAGTTCAAGTATCTTGGACAGGTATTGATTAGGGAAAGGTCTTGTAGTTCGCCATGTCGGTTGGGGGTCTTGGCTTTTCCCGAAATAATAAAGGCGTACTAACGGCATCCTTAGTTGGTCGTTAGCTGGTTTGGGTGGCACCAGTGCCGTAAAGCCACCCACCTTATTTAACGAAAGGAAGGGCAATAAAATGCGTAATGCAAAGAAAATGATTGAAGATATTCGTGAGCGTCTACACGAATATCGGTTGGACAAGTAATGTTAAAGCATGTTGATTTATGCTCTGGAATCGGGGGCTTTGCCCTTGGTTTCAAATGGGCGGGTTTATCAAAGCCCGTCCTTTTTTGTGACATCGAGCCGTGGTGCAGAAAGTTACTCGCACAGAACTTTCCTAATGTACCTATCGCTGATGATGTTAAGGAGATAGCAAATGAGCCAAGAAGATTTATTTCAGAACCCATTGGAATCCTCACCGCAGGATATCCCTGTCAGCCCTTCTCAGCCGCAGGGAAAAGGCGAGGCGAAGAAGACCCTCGCCACATCTTCCCGCACATCCTTAGAATTGTTGCACAAACAAGACCGACTTTTACCGTTTTCGAAAATGTTTATGGACACATCTCTATGGGCTTGGACAACGTACTCCATGCAATGGAAGGCGAAGGTTACACCGTCAAACCATTTGTTGTTCCAGCTAGTGGTGTCGGCGCCCGCCACAAACGCGACAGAGTCTGGATATTGGGCTACGCCGAACACGATGGACCACTTGCCGCAGAGGTCGCCAGAGGCTCTTTTAAAGCAGGCGACACAGGCGAGGAAGGGGCGTACCAGACCAGCCAATCTGAGGGAACAGGTAGACCCGAATACGGTGAAAATGTGGCAACAGGCACAGGAGCCGAAAATGTGGGCGACACCGAGGACTTCAGACGGGACGGGCGGTCCGAGGCAGTTGGACGAACAGGGTCGCAGGGTGAGCAAGACGAACCCCAACCTGAAGTTCGGGGCGAACCTAGCCGACCAAGTGAAGATGTGGCCTACACCCAGAGCATCGGAATACAAAGATACTGGCCCAGTGGGGAGCAAGTCGCATACTCACATGAAGGACAGAAAATATCTTTGTGCAGCGGTGAAAGAAACAGCGCAACCCAGTGGCAAGCTGAACCCTGCTTGGACAGAGTGGTTGATGG